GAGGCGCGGGCGCTTTCGCGCTAAAAAGACCACCCATTAAAAAATCCTCGACATCATTACAAAATCAGATTTAGCAGGGCCATACTTTTCAAGCACCCCTTCGCGCTTGAACTTTAACAAATTTGCCCACCTCAATGCAACCTCATTGCGTGTGTCAACCGTGATTTGTAATCGGTGTAATATCAGTTTGATAGCTATATAGTCGAAATACCGCATCGCACCACGGCTTAGTGATATCGGATTGCTATCAACCTGATAGCCCGTTATAAGCCACGCCTCCGCAACTCCAGGCCAAAGCATATTCACGCCGAAGCAACACGTTATCGTGCCGCGCACTAGCGCCGTAACGCCGTAGCCGTTTTGGGCGTACAGCTTTAAGTATTCGTTAAAGTTTGGGATTTCCGTAAATAACGCCGCATCCCACTCGCGCAAACGCATTGCATGAGGGTGCGCCCAGTGAAATGGGATAAATGACACATCTTGATTTGTTACTATTGATTCTAGCTCAATCATGCGCTATATAATCCATGTCATTGGTCCATGTTTTCTTCCCCTGTGACATCCCTCCCTGAGAAAACTCTCCCCCGGCACCGTCAGGTGTCGGGGGTTTTTTCTCGTATTTCCGTCACCATGCCACCAGAGATGCCAATAACACCCATCTCTTGCAGCCGGCCACGCGCCTTCGATCTTGATGCGGAATCATCCGGCGCCAGCCTAGCGTGTGCATCATGGAACTGCTTGATAGTCACAGATTGCTTGCCCTCGTCGATTACGGCTTGGCGTAGAGCCTCCAGGGCGATCCGCTGGGCGCTCGACAGCTTGGGGCGGAATTGCACCGCACTCTCCGACTTTTCCAGAACTATGGAAGAATCGCCTATGATTTGGATTTTTTGCATATCAAACACCAAGTCCTCAATTGGCTCCGCATCTTTTTGTTTTTCCATCTTCATAGACAGCGCATTATCGGAACGCGATACCCGAACAGACGCATCCACCGCACCCAGTAGGGCAGTTGATCCACGCATACCGCGCGCAACATCCTTGCCTGAGTGATGGATGCCGACAACGGCAGCTTTCGTATGGTTCTTGACCGCGTCACAGGCGTTCACAAACATCCCCATGTCTGTTGCAGAGTTCTCATCACCGCCTAAAAGCGCGCGGGCAACAGTGTCAATAAAGACGCATGAGAAATCGACGCCAAGGCCATCAATCGTCCGCATCAACTTTTCCACCTCATCGTCTTCGCGCATGCGAACAGCGGTGGGCAAAACAAATAACGGCGCATCACACAGAACGCCATAATATGCCTGCCAAGCCTTGATACGTTTGCCCAGGCCACCAACGCCCTCACCAGCAATGTAAAGCACAGCGCCACCCCAAACCGCTCGACCATGCCACGATTGGTTATGTGCAACAGACAGGGCCATATCCAGCGCCAGGAAAGACTTGCCCGCACCCGGTTCTCCATACATCACAGAAAAACTGTTTTGCGGTATAACGCCATCAATCGTCCACTCGACCGGCGGCAGGCTGCGAATTTGCATGATGGAATAGGTTTCAAAAACATCTGCCGAAACCTCTGGTTCAACCTCGTCCGGCTCATCAACGGCTTCTAATGGGGCAGCGGCATCCGCCAGTTTTCGCAAGTCTTGGACGCTATTCCCGCTGTCCAGCCAATCAACGATGTCGCCCTTTTCCTTCAAGCCGGGCAAATCAATGCGCCTTATTTCTGCCGCAATTCCAACCAAATTGTGACACACTCTGTCAGCGTGTCTTTGGCCAGCCTCATCGTTGTCTGGGATAACGACAACCAAGCGATCTTTAAACCATTTGTTAATCTCTGGTTTCCAGTTGTTAGCGCCGCCATGATTTGTCGTTGCCAGCTTGCCCTCACGGATCAATCTGTCGGCGCATTTTTCTCCTTCAACGATGTAGATCGCACGATTTTTATTAGCGAGGAGCGATGGCAGCGCATACGGTAACGCCTCCACGCCTTCCATATTATTGATCCAACCGCCCTTATCATCCGGCCTGCGCTGCCGAAAAGTCTTCGGCTCAAATCGCTGCACCTGATAACGCAAAACGCCATCTTCATCAAAATAGTCAAAAATCTTTGATAGATAATTACGAGGCGCCAGCCTTTCCTGCGCTTGCATATCAATGCCAAACTTGCGCTGCAAGATGCTGGCAATGTTGTTGCCGATTGTTGCGCCTTCCTCACGGCGTACCAAATCAACAACTCCGCCGCCCTCTTTTGCCTCGTGGTCAAACCAAGTGCCTTTTTGCAGATCGACAGACTTTGAACCATGATTCCCCCATCTTAACTCTCGTCCCCGCCTTGCAGTCGGTGCGCCCCAATACGAAGTGGATATCTCCTCGATATACGCGCCAATATTTTTTGTCATACCCTGATCCCTAAAAAATCCGTGGGACGCCCGCAAGGACGCCCCACGGAATGCCCGGCCTAGAACAAATCGTCTTCTTCAGCGGCAGGAGCTTCAGCCGCAACTTCTTTCTTGGCCGTAAACACATCAGGCGCATCAATCCAAGACACAATCTTCCAAGCTGGCGCCTTGAACCTCAATTCCCCCTGCGGCGTTTGAACCCGCACAGTCGTGCATTCGGGAATTTCAACAACAGGTATCTTGCCCATGTTGGCCCCACGCTCCGCTTCAAATTGATTGTGCAGATCATCCATGGCGCGCATCACAGTCTTGGCGCTATGAGAAAACTCACGCAACCCAAGAGACTTATTAAAAACCCTAAGCCGGAATGCTTGCTTATGCTCCGGGGATGGCTGTGCTGGCACCTTGTCGCCAACCTTAACCATTTGGAAATCAGGGGCGCCGCTGGCAAAAGACAACCAGCCAACATCAATATCGCCCAAATCCATGACCAGTTTGATTGGCAACTTCAACTCATTGTAATCACGGCTCCATGTGCCATCCCCATTGGGTGAACGATTTTCAACCAAGAACTCTCCAGCCTTAGCATCAAACTTGATGATCGAAAGAATATCACCCTTATTCTTAGTCTCCGTATTTAGCCCTAACGACATTTTCATTCACTCCTTCATTGCGCCAACGCACCATGCGTCAGCTTTTATCGGCACTATGCCGATTCTGCTGCGAGAGCCATCAACTCCCGCGAAACCATGCAATAGACAGCGAACGTCACATCCGCAGCCTCGCTCCACTCATACTTGCTATCTCCGCCGCCCAATGCCACAAACGCCTGCACCGGGATGCGACAAACAATCGGACGCCTATCAAATTTATAAATCAAACTCGGCAACAGCCCCGCCGCCCTCGCCGCGACACAAGCCTGCTCCCACCAATCATCACGCGCCAAATATCCATCAGCGTATCGCTTGCACTCAATCGAAAACGGGAAACCTCCGTCACACGGGATCAGATCGCCCAACCCAGATTGGCGATACTGCTCAATGTCACGCTTGAATTTTATGCCAAGCTCATCAAACAAAAGCCCGGCAACCTCGCGCTCGAATGACGCACCCTTGGCGCGCCCACCGCCTGGGCGCATTATGAAATCTCCCGAGCCGCCGTAATCATGCGATCAACATCAGCTTCCGTCCGGTGTCCACGGCGGCGCAATTCATCCTCCAAAATCTCGTCAGCCAAAGACGCCAGTGAACGATGCGCCGAGGTTCGCAACTCGGCCCGCAACATATCAAACGTCGATTCCCGCAGCCTTAACAATGTGGGACGCATCTCAATCTCCTCTAACCAAAAACATCAAAGTCGGCAGCGGCGGTGTGCTGCTTAAACATGGGACGCCCATTCGGATTGCGCGTCAGTGTTCGATGCTCGCCGCCGCCAAGCATCAAATACCCATAAGCATCGCCAACGTGCGAATGCTCATTCTTGTTAGGCATATCCCTAAACCTCTCCTGGCCACCACCCATGGCGACACGCTTGAAGTGATATCCACCAGCCAGAGACTTACGGACGCGGTTGCAATCCTTCGACACAAGCAACCCAGGCCGACCATCAATCAACCTATTCATCGGCATGGCGCCAGCCTCACGGCGCACCTTGAAATCGTTTGTCGCCGTCGGCTGCGCCCGTAGCCCAAGCGTCCGCAAATGGTCAAAAGAAGTAACTTCAAAAATTTCATCGCGCTTGCCGCCCGCCGGGTCGCCCCAAAGGAAAAGCTCAGACTTTGGAAACTTGGATTGCACGTCCGATATCAAGTGATGCGCGAAACGCTCAAGCCCCATATCAAACGCAACAAGCTCATGGATCACATGCCAGCGGCCATTCGGCATCTTCTGGCCGAACACCGCAGCCGGCGTCAAACCAAAGTCCAACCCGATATGCAATGGATAGCCCGGTTCATACTCGACATCCGCCGCCATCAAACTATCCGTATATTCTGGCCAGACCGGCTTGCCGTCCTGCACATACACATACTGCGCGCCCGCGTAACACTGAATCCAGTCCAGCGTCTTGCCAGCCAATTGCTGCTCATAATAACCAACCGGCAAGTTATTCACGTTCTCGGCGCGCGGGTTCATAATCCAATAGTGACCAGCGGCGAAGATCGCTTCCTCATGCTCCTTGGTCGCCTCCTTGACGCCGCCGGGCTGCTTGTAAAACCTCCAGGGATAACGCCCCCGAACCGGGTTCTTCTCAGCCAGATTGCACCACCAATGGTCCGAATCCATTGGGTTGGTGGACATCCAAACGCCACGCCACGGACAACCGCCATGCTTTTTCGTCGGATACCGGCCAACACGCGAGGTCAACCCATCCACAACCGCCTTCGGCAGTTCCCGCGCCTCATCAATAAAACCACCCGTCAACTCCAACGAAAGTAACTTACGCACATCGCGCGGCTGGTCCAGCGCAAGGAAAATCACCTCGCAATCAAGCCCCGGAACACCATCGCGTGGTGGCAACTTGATATGATGCGTGATCGGCGGCGACCAACGCATGTCACCCCAGACCGACTCAGGGAAAATCTCCTGCCACGTCTTGATCGTCGTCGTCCGCAACTCAGGATAACTGTTACGGATAACAGCGAACCGGGTGTAGCGTATATTGTTCTCCGGCGATGGCGGTTGCTTCACGGCGCGCAACATCACTTCCGCCAAGCTGGCATACGTCTTCCCAGAACCAACCGGCCCCATCAGCCCGCGCACAAAACTGTCGTCGTTCAGAAACTTCCAAACGGTAGG